GATAGGCTCAATAGACGCTGAGCACCCACATATGATAGACGAGTTAGCATTCGGAGCAATCGCAAGTAGATGAGCATTACGCCGCCCTGTGCCTGCCATATCCGGTGCTTCACCTCTTTCTTTAGCAAGTTCATGTGTAGACTCCAATGCATCTTCTTTGATCTTCTTAAAGATGTGGTAGTTCTCACTAGCCGCCTGCCAAGATTCCCATGCAATACCTTTGTTTTGTAGGTAACCATGGAAGCCCATCGCACCTAAGCCGATGGACCGTTCCATGTATGCACTGAACTTAGCTTTCTCTAGTTCTTCCGGAGCATGCCGGATAAAGAATTTAAGGACGTTGTCCAAGAGTCGTACCAAGTCTTGAACCATTCTGGTGTCTCGCCACTCATTCCATTTTTCAATGTTGACGGAGGAGAGACAGCAAACTGCTGTGCGTTCTTCAGATGTTGCGAGATGAATCTCATTGCAGAGGTTACTGCCTCTAATTGAGAGTCCAAGTGATCTTTGAGAATCTGGTAACCCTCTGTTTGCTGTGTCGATAAAGTTGAGGTAAGGGCTACCTGTTCTGAAACGAGCTTCAAGTATTCTTTGCCACAACTCTCTAGCTTGGACTGTAGATCTGATAGCTCCTGAATTAGGGCATCGTAGTTCCCATTGTTCTCCATTTTTTACTGCCTCCATAAAAGCATCTGTGATGTTAACTGCGTTGAATAAATTCAAACACTTACGATTTACATCCCCTCCAGTAGGGACTTTAAAGTTTACGAACTCAATGATCTCTGGATGCGACACATCAAGGTATGCGGCATAACTACCCTTACGGGTCTTGCCTTGTTTATAGGCTGTCATCTGTGAGTCAACAACCTTTAAGAATGGAATAACTCCCGGTGCCTTGTCACTTACAGGGCGTACATCAGACCAGTGACCGCCGACTCCACCTCCTTTGACAGATAGCCATGCAACTTCAGCATTGTGATCAATAAGGGAGTCCAGATTGTCACCAACATAAGTGAGAAAACAACTGATAGGAAGACCCTTGATGTCCTCTCCGTCTCTGGGTGCGTTAGACAAGACTGGAGATGCAAACATAAACCAACACTTGCTAGCATAGTCATAAATCCGTTGAGCAAAAGCATAATCACCCTCACAATATGCGACAGAGGCACGTGCAAATGCCTGCTGTGGCGATGTTTCATCTTCCAGCATATAGTAATCTTTAAGGAGGACGGTGGCTTGCTCAGTTAACTCACTGTCTCTTTCAAGATCTATGTTGATGCCTAAGTATTTCATTAATCAAGTCCTTCAATCTCAATCCCGATTCTTTTGAGAGTCGAACCCGGAATGTCATACACACACGCATCGAGCACATCCTCGATGATTTCTGTGATTCCATCTTGATTCCTATGTTCGGGCGAAACTTCAGTTATATCTATAAACAGTTCAATGTCAACCTTGACATCTATTTCCCTAGACATTACCAGTTCACTCCTTCAGTTTTACGCATCAAGCCAGTTTGTTTGTCTAAGTACCATGTTGCTTTTTGGACGTTAGCTAATGGATCACCCTTGTTCCACATTCTATGCAACATATACTTCAGCACATTGCCACGGCAGTATGGTATTGTCTCGTAGTCTCCCATTACATCGACAATGATATCAAATGTTTCGTACTTGCCTGTGTTGTAATGCATAGGCTTGTTGATCTCATCAAATTCTACCATGTCTTCAAGCATTGCATTGACTTCTGGTGTCAACTCGTTACGAATATCTTTAAAACCCATCACGCATTCCCATATGTCTTAGTGTGAAAGTTCAACGAAATAACTTTGCCATCTTCACTTCGTGCGAATGAAGGCTTCTGCGCTTCCTCAAATTCCTCCAAGAAACCTTCAATCATGTCTTGATGGGATTCAATGAAAAATGTTCTGACGTAATTTAAGAAATCTTCATCACGTTCCATAAGCTCAAGGCAAGATGCAAGCATACCTAAAACGCTACGAACTTGAATCAACTCATCTTCATCAAGATCGTCTTCAACACCCTCTTCAATGTGGGCTGAAACAATGCCAGTCCACTTGTTGTTGTCATCAAACTCAGGTTCAACTGCAACTGCAAATGTTGAATTCTTTCGGCTTGTCTGCTCAGTCATAACTACCTCTGTATTTTCTTGTAAGGAAATTTAATTAGTTCTTGTGGAAACACTTTAGCAGGTTTTTTCTTTTCGTCAATCCATTCCTGTGGGACATCCTTGTCCGCATACAGGAATCCATTCTTCAAACACCAATCTGCATAAGTAGTCTTGGCACCCTTACGTAATCTAGAGTTACTGTTACTGAATACAAATCGTATATCTAAATTGGGATGTTGCTTTTTTATAGCCAAATGTTTCATCCGGTCTGCCGGTGTGAACCTACCTTTTGTTTCTATGATTATTCCATTAGGCAAAAGAAAGTCTGGTGTGTATTTTCTATACGACAGATCTTCCCACTCAATTTTCATGCACTCGTATTGGGCAATGCAGTTCCTATCCGTAAGAGAATTAAGAACTACATGTTCTAGCCCAGAACGATAGCCGTGTTTAAGTGCGTTTCTTCTTAGTTGGCTCTTCAGTTTCATCAGCTATCTCAACGTATGCAACGATAGGCTTTTCTTTAGCCTGTGATGCAAGCGAGGGTAGCTCTTTAATTGAGGGCCAACACTTGTACCTATATTTACACCAACCGCACTCCTCGGCTAACACCTTGTTGCCTGTTGGCTTCTTGCGATATGTTTCTTCAACAGGCTCAAAGCAACGCTCAAATTGATTAGATTCAAGCTTATCTGCTTTCTGTTTAATGTCATCCAAGATGTCCTGTTTTTCAACAGCCATGTCCCAAGCAGACACATACTTGAATTCACCAGTAGCCTTATTGATTACCCACCAACCACCGATGTCTACACCAAGTGATTGCGAGTAACCTGCTAGCTGACCAACATACCCGAAGGAATCATGATCACGAAGTGTGTAGTAATCCTTGAACTTGTTTTTGTAAGACCAAGGTGACGCAGACTTGATGTCATCAACACGTTTATCCATGATCAAGTCATGCGTACCATCAATCTTATGCTTACCAAGATTGAGTGTAGATTTGAATCCATCGCTGAAATCAACCCCTGCCTCTGTCAACACTCCTTTGAAGACAGCTTCCACGATGTCACCGATCATCATGTTCATCAGGAAGTTGGCAGATGGCTCTACACCTTCCTCTGGTGCATTCTTGTCGTACCATAGCTGACAGTAAGGTCTGCCGATGTTCGACATACGCAATGTGAACTTTCGTTCACTCTGGTTGAACTGCTTTTCAACAGCTTCCTTCACATCCTTGACGATGCGAGCAATTGTGTCAGGAGACATACCACGCTTGCTCTTACGCACATCTTCAAGGTATCTGTGAATCTTTATTTCAGCGGAATGATTCACAATCACTCCCCGTCTATATCGACAAATTGCTCAACGAGTGAGGCATCGTCATTGGAGATGGCGTTACCTGCCTTTTCATTGTAGGCATTCAAAATATATTGGTTGTAATTACCAATCCAATCTATGAAGTCTTGGAAACGTTGTTGATCCGCTTCTTCAAGATCTATTGTAGATGAAAGATCCAGTGACGGAACTGGTACGTAATATGTGACAGGGCCACTGTGCTGACCTTTAACAGTTGTACACTTGATCCAATGCTGAATTGGGAGACGCTTCTGGCGACCTAGCTGAGCGAATGGCTCACCCATTGCCTTGAAACCTTCACGGTTATCAACCTCCCAAATAAAAGCCTGACGGCCAACTTCAACTTCGTTGCCTTCAGCATCAACAGGATTGACTAGCTCGACTTCACCGAGTAGCACGCGAGTACGCCTTATCTTCTGGAAAAACTCCTGCTGTTCTTTGGAGTAATCATTGTAATTAGGAAGGTATCCAGCAGGTTTACCGCAATTGAATGTACCAGCGTTATCTTTAAGATCACTATTAAGATCTTCGCCCATGATTGTTTTGACGTACATGCTACTCTTGTCGTCATAGTGTTTGTGCATAAAACGTTGAACGAACACGCGAATGTTCGCCTGCTCAGCATAGACAAACGAGTCGTCTGGCATTTGAAGACGGAATGTACCTTCCGGTATAACCTCCATATTCTTCTTCTTACCGTTGACCTCTACCTGTCCCATGATAGCAGAGTTCCAAATGCGTAAGCGTGGAAGTGTTGATGCTTTAGATGAGCCACTGCTCATGTCAGCACCCATGCCCATGGCGCGAGCCATTTCAGCAAAATTAGCTGTGTTAATGGGTGATATTTCAGTTGTCATATTTGACCTCCTTTTGGTCCAACCAGTTTACACCAATTTTTGGTTCAAGTAAAAGGGGTACGTTAAACCCAATGTCAAACCTTTCTAATATTATATGATACAGTGAATTATTTATCTCGTCAATTGTTGATAGTACTAAGCCAATCTCATTAGGATGAATATCAATGACAATGGAGTCATGCACGCTGTTTACAATGCAAGACTGTAGGTTACGCATCCTGTCATCAATCTCAATAAGTACAGCAGGTACAATGTCAGCCGTTGCAAAAGATTGCACAGGGTAGTTCTTCACTGCTGTGAAATTAGTAATCGTGCCATTCTTTCTGCGCTTAACATCTGGGAATGAGAATTGCCTACCGCTTGGTGTAGTAATCTTCTTAAACGTAAGCACCTCAGTCGCTAAGTTGCGATGCCACTTCGCTATTCCTTTGTATTTGTCTGTGAAGTGTTCGTAGTATTCTGCTTCTGAGGGACTTCTTCCGAATCCTGTTGCTCCGTATAGCGGAGCGAATGTGTGTGCCTTCGCCTCCTGCCTAGTAGTTGCCTGACCCGCTTCCGAAATGACTTTTGCGGTGTACGCATGGACATCAAAACCCTCCTCGATTTCTTTCATTGCTACTTTGTCTTGTGACAAGAATGCCGCAACCCTGAACTCTAGCTGAGCAAAGTCGGCCTCCATAATCTTACCTCCTGCAAATCTGGACTTGAATACCCGTTTTACAGGAAATGTACCGCCACGGGGCATGTTCTGCATGTTAGGGTCACGCCCGGAGAACCTACCTGTGGAGGTCATGTGCTGTGTTAGTCGAACGTGTAGCTTTCCATCAGGCTTAACAAAAGATCTGATGCCATCAACAAAACTATTCAAATAGGTATCGACAGCACTAAGCCTACGAATTTTAGATAAAAAGTCTACTGCCTCATGCATCTCCTTTGATCGTGCCACACGTTCCAGATACTCTAAGTTAGACTTACTTGTGCTGAACCCATTGGCACTATGCCAGCCAACAGTAGGCGGAGTGAACTTTAGACCTGCAAGTTTAGGTAACTCTGTCAATACATATCCGTTACCAGTGCATGTGGGGCATTTACTGGGATTCTTAAAGTCAGATCCATCTTTCTTTTTCTTGTAAAACGTACCGCTACCCCTACACTCAGAACACTTGACTGCCTTTGTGCGTCTAACAGGTGTACTTGACTCATTAATGAATCGTTTAAAGTCAGTAGGACTCATGTATGGGTCAACTTCGTTTGCCCATTGCGTTTTGTTCTTGGGCTTACGTGAGTAGATGACCCAAGATACAATTGCTCAGGTGAATTCAGATTAATCGGAGTATCACCCATAAGTGATGTTATTGCCTCATTTAAATCACGAATAAGTGATAATTTCTCTGTCTCAAATTCGACACGCACATCTTCCAATGCCTCTGTATCTACAGTGAATCCATTACGGTAGATCTTTGCGAGTAGGACGCATGTCTCCATTGTGAGATCGACAGTAGGCATCAAGCCACGATTCTCATCTTCCCTGTAGTCATGAGACTGATCATAGTACAAAGCCATTGTCGTCTCTAAGTCAGCGTAGAGATATTTTTTTAACTCTTCATAGGGAATCTCATTGATGGGTACACCCTGCTTCATGTAGTTCTTCAGGGTATCCTGCTTCTTCACAGGTAAGTCCCTGCGTTCAGCAACAGCTTCCAATGACAGTGGTTCTTTCTGCGCGCGTTGCAACACGTACTCAGCAAGCATTGTGTCCCATACAGCACCATCATATTTGAATCCACTCTCCCACAGCCACATCAAATCGTGTGGAGCGTTGTGAGCAATCAACAGTGTAGTCTGATCAAGCAGTGCCTGTATCTCATCGCAGTCACGTTTCCTGTACTCATACTTGCAATCGTAATCTACGTGATCAAATGTGTAGTGCTTAGGCTTACCCCCTTCAGGATAAACACCTACCATGACAAGGGAGTTTGTGGGTGTGAATGGATCTAAATGTAGTTTTCCATCAATCTTTGTGACAGTGTTCTCTACGTCAAGAACTAATTTCATTCTGATGTGCCTCTAAATATCTAACTGCACGTTTTGTTGTTTCAATGTCATCGTTGAGTGATCCTAATCCAGAGTTGCAGTTAAAGCAAATCCAACCTCTAAACGTATCTGTTTCATGACAATGGTCTAACACCCATTTCTGTAACTTTGCTTGACCATGCTTACCTATCTCTTCAAGTGTCTGCAAACAGATCGGACATTCATGATCATCAGGAGGCTCAGGCACTTCCTTGCGCAGTCTTGCTATAACTTGGCTATGCTTCTTCTGGCATGACTTGCACTTACGTTTAATCTCACCAGACTCCATATGCTGAAAGTTATCTGGAGGCTGTGCAACATGACACTTCTTACATACGATGGCATCTTCACCATCATACACAAAGAACTGATCAAACATCTCCAGTTGATCATAGCTCACACCTCATACCGTCCAATGTAGTAGTTCAAGTTACAGGTGATACGTCCGTGCCACCCACTCAACTTATTCTTAGCTACATTAATGTGACGAGTGTACCCATCATCTTCAACACCTTCCACTGGAGGATCTTTCGCAATTAACAGCATCAAGTCAGCCTCACTAGCCTTACCTGTCTTACTGCCTTCCATCATAGACTGATTGAGATTGGTGCGCCCTTCAGCTTCAGCACTTAGCTGTGACATGTAGAAGATTGCACAACCATACTCCTTAGCTATCTGTCTGGCATGGATAGCGCACAGCTTTAATCCCTCATGAGATTGATCAGGTGCAAACTTATCACCCATGTCTAATACA